CCACGGTCGACAATAAGACGATGCTGATTAAGAACAGGCTCAAGTGAGTCGATAATTCTGTCTTCTTTCCGAACATTTGCTCGTACCTCTTCGATATGTATGTTTTGTTTCGTGTTGATAAGATGTTTCTTAAATAATTCACCTACGATGCCATCTCCAAAGTTTGTTTCAATAACCAAGCTTGTGACTCCATATGTTCTGCATCGTCTGAGGATGTCGAGCAAGGTATGATCCGAGTACCCGTCCCTGTAGGCTGACATCTCATGCAGATAGATAAGTCCATTTCGTTGAGAGAGGAAGGCGGCAGCCGTTTCATCCGTTCCACGACCGCTTGGGTCAACACTGCAAATCGTTTCATCATAGCTGCTCCACTCTCCCACGAGTTGCATTGGAGAGTAAAAGTAATCACCCGGGAGGCCGACGGTTGGGGCATCTCGAATGACTTTACTAGGATCGCTGCACCATATGACGTTCTCGGGTGCAGTAGTAGGATTAACGCTAGTGACAATGAGATCAGCCATTTTAAGGGGGAATTTTTGTGCATCTGATAGTGTTGTGTCTAATTGAAATTGAAGCATAAAGTTGCTACGACCCATAGATGCTTCACGTTCTATGAGATCTTCGTCTGTGAATCTATCATCTGTTGGAGCCCATTCTTCCGCACCCATATCGACATCTTCTTGGATTTCCGGTGCAAGCACCCCCTCATATTTTGATAACTTATCTTGTCTTGGGTATCTGGCCGGCCAAACAAGTGGTCGATAATTCCGCTCCGCAAGCCTACGATAAATAGTAAAAGTAGTCTGAGGAGTCCCGAGATACATAATACGGCTATCGCTTTTCGGCGTAAGGATGGATTCTGCTTCTGTGCAGAGTTGTAAGAGTTTTTCACGCATGAACTCCGTAAGTGAGTTACCCGGTACTTCTACGTCATCCAAGATCATCAGGTCTGCACGAGATCCTGTCAGCTGTCCGGTAATACCAACTGACTTGACTGATGGTGCTTGGTGTGGGCTACAGTTAACATCAAAGCTGATCCTTGACCATCTACTGTCGTCCGACTTAGGTTGGAGGTGTTTTAACCAAGGTGTGTCTATGATGAGTTTCTGTAGAAAGATAGACATGTTGTCTGCACGTTCTTTTGATGCAGAGATTATCATGACCTTTCTTTCTGGGTCGTTGAATAGTGTCCATAATACGAACGCACCAGTAATCCACGACTTACCTACACCACGAAACGCCTGCACTTGCAAACGCTTCGGGCCGTTCTGTAGGTAGTCCGCAATAGCGTACTGTGCCCTCGTAGGACTAGGCAAGCCCAGCTCTGCCCACAATGCCTGTAGGAAGAGCTTGAAGTCTTGCTGTAGTAAAACTAGGGAATTTTCCATTTTTTCGGTTTAAAATTTAGGCTCTCCAAACTCGTCAACAACGTTAATTTTATTAGCCTTTAAATATGTTGTTAGCATCTTACCCATATCTTTTGATAAATCTGGAGGGAAAGATTCAAGTGTAGTTTTTAATGCACGTTCTCTCATTACTTCAAGTCTTTGAGGCCCAATATTTTCCATTTTGCCTCCCATATCTAAAATAGCTTGTATTTGCTCATCAAACTCTTTCATAAATACTTTAGCAAAAGTAACTTTCATGTCAGGAGCAACCATGGCATTTAGTGATCTTTCTGGATATACATAAGAAAGTAAACTAGATTCTAGATCAGGTTCTGTACCAAATACTGAGTTTACAACTCTATCTAAGTCTTGATTAGCTTTTCTAGTTCTATTACCAGCAAACACTTGAGCAAACTTTAATTCTCTATCTGTTAGACCTTTAACAATATAGTCTCTGTTTATATCGACCATAACATCAAATGCTTCTTCATTACCGACTAACTTATAAATACTTCTAGCAATCTCTGGGTTTGTATTATCTTTAAAACTAGCTGTAGGAGTAATTTTTTCACCTCTTAAATATCTTTCAATTATCTGGTCAACTGCATTTATATGCCCTTTTTCAAACTCAGCTATATCATCTAGTGCAAGAAGTCGAGCAAAATAAGCTTTTTGTAAACTATTTATATCATTAATAAGAATAGGAGGTTCGCCCTTTTTTCTCATTCGGCTAGTTTGAAATGAATAAGTTTCTGTACCATCTAAAAGACTTTGTAGTTTTTCTTTGGATATAGGAGTTTCAAGTTTAAAACTCATATCGTCTAATATTTCTTCAATACTAGATTGACCAACTCTACTATTTGCTATAAATTCGTCTACACTTGTAAAACCTTTTCTTAAACTACCGGGTGGGCCATCCATCATGTCATTTAAAAAGTCAATAGTTCCAGCAGTTCCTGTATAACCTAATTCACTTCTAACTGCATCGTTATAATAGTTTTGAACTACCTCATCTGTAATGTTTGGATCGTTTAACTTAGCTTGTACTTTTTTTACATCATTAAGTTTAAGTTTTCTTCTAGCATTAGTCTTCATTTTGCGAACATCAGCCTTTGAAATTTTAAAGTCCTGAGTGTCGTCAAACACAAACTGCTTGGCTATATCATATTGTTTTTGATTAAATTGATTTGTTGCATCTGCATCTTTTTTGATATTTGCCAGATCTGCACCACCTTCAATATTTGACTTTGGTTGTAAGCTTTTGTTAAATTCATCTTGACTAATATCTGTAGCTTTTTTTATATCTTCTGGATTAAGACCTTCGCCTGCTCCGGGTTTTGGTGACTGTTTAGGTGTACCTAAGTTTATACCACCGCCTTGTGCAAGAAGTGGACTTTGTTTCTGCATCGCTACACCTATTTCATTAAGTAAAGCATCAGAACCTGTTTCTATTTTAGATTTGATAGCCTTAAATGCGTCAGGTGCGTTTTTTGCGTTAAATATACCAGCAGTAGTAGCACCAAATAGCATAGCTTCTGGCAAGTTAACCTCTTCACCTCTACCAAGACTGTATCCAGTCTCTTCGATAGCACCTGTAACAGCACCTTGAGCTACTCCTTTTCCAAACCTACCAGCTTTAGTTGCACCTTTAAATGATCCTATTACTGGTATTTGACTAGCAATACTAGCAGCAGTCATTTCTAACTTGTTAATATCTTTCTCTCCTCGTATCTTTTGAGCTAAATAGTTAATCCATGCACTACCTATAGCCTGAACTGGTGGAGCAAAAGAAAAAACATCTAGTAAAAGATTAAGACCTATTTCAGTTGAGATAGATGCAGCTAGTCTAGGATTGCCAAATTGATCTAGTTCTGTTTCATTTGGTATTAGCTGACCTGTACGCATATCTCTGTCAGGAACTTCTACTGTATCTTTACCACCTGTAAATACCTGACCCGGGCCACGAGTTACAGTGCTGCCTTCTGTGTCTCGATCAGCAAGTGCTCTTCGTCTTAGTCTTATCTGTCTTTGACGTGCAGACTCTCTATTGCCTTTATACCCTCGTGATTCTAGCTTATCTGTAGTTGTATCTTCGTCAGTATCTTCTTCCTCAGCTTCCTTTTCTTGTTTTCTACGAAGCTCCTCGTTACCTTTAGTAACTTCGTCATAAATTTCTTGATTTTCAGCCTCGTACTGGTCACGTGCTTCTTTGAGTTCTTTTTCTAGATCTCTTTCTTCGCTCATCTTATATGCGATAAAATAGTTTGTTCTCGTTCAGTAATACCGAATGTCGACCTCATCCAGTCCAGCCAGTCCTTACTACCTTTTTCCTGATTGCATCTTTGACAAGAAGGCACGACATTCGCCGTTTCATCTCTACCCCCTTTGCATTTAGGGCGTACATGGTCAATAGTGAGTTGTTGTAATTCATAAGTTCCTCCACAATAAACGCATTGACAATTAAAGTGCTCTTTGATAGCTCTTCTCCAGAGCCTTTTAGATTCTGAACTCGTCATGGTTATTAAGTTGTGTAAATAGTAATCAGGTGTTGGTAGTAATGGGGTCATTTTTTGCGACTTTTACGGTTAATTGATGGCTTTTGTGTTCTGCCCTTGGTTGTGCTACCCTTATAATGTGCGGCATCGAGGCCGTCACGGTTGCCATATGTACCAAGTTTTTTATTAAGTTTGTTCGCATTGACTCTTATTGCTAAACCTTTCGGTGTTTTGTTGTATTTAGACTGTTGCTTACGTCGTTTTGCAGCAGCCTTTGGATTTTTCTTGTAGTAACTAGAAG